GAGATATCCACAGAGGGTTAGGGATTGCGGGAGGTGGCGTATCGCCAGAAGCTCTGGAAGCTACGGCAAACATTTTGGACTATGTAAATCCAGAAGCTATTGGCCGCAGTGTTGTAGATCTTATGGAGCTGGGCAAGACTTACAGCTTGAATCCAGACGAAAGGCTCAAACAACTGAAACAGGAACTGATCGATAAAGCCAGAAACATCCAATAAAAAACCCCCTCCGAAGAGGGGGTCGAACATTCCGTCTGAAGTGTATCAGGCGGGGCTGGTCGAGGTGTACACGGAGGATTCCACCAGGCCGGCGGGTTGCAGAACAACGTCGTCGCGCTTGGGGGGTTCGTCGGGAACGAGCCAGCACACTTCGCAAATAGCGAGGGCTTTGTCTTTACCAGACAGCTTACCGGCAGCTGCACGTTCGTCGTACACACCGGAAGCTTGACCGAGACCGGACGCAGCGGCACCACCAAGGTTCTGCACAGAGAACAGCTTGTAAGTGGTGTCAGTGGTAACTGCGTGCATGTTCGCACCATTCCAAGCGTTGCTGGAATTGAACGAACCGTTTTCGATCCGGCTGCTGGCGCCGACAATAGTGGCGAAGAAGCCGCTGGTGGTGGGGGTGGTGTTGAGGCCAACGCCCACAGCAGGACCCACGCCGAGGGTGGGGGTTGCGGAACCGCCAGTGATGCCACTGGAGATCACGTCGCCGCCGGTCACCCGCAGACCCACACGGTACACATAAGCACCGGAAGGAACAATAATACCGTTCGCAATGTCGGTACGAATGTCCTTGTGGTAATCGGGAGACGGGATGATTACGTTGCCGTTAGCAAACGGAGCATAATCAGCGCCACCAGAGCCGTAAGGCGTGGCGTAGTACTCAAGTTGGTTAACGCTACCCAGAGCCTGGTAGGACAGGTCAACGTAACCAACAGCCTGTTGAGCGATCCAACCGGGACGGAAGATCACGCCAACAGGGCCGCCCACGGGCTGGTTAGCCAGCGTTTGGGCAGTGCCGTTTGCGTTGAGGAAGTCTACAGACTTAGGTTCGTGCCAATACCGGAGAACGTTGGTGTAGTTACCGGGATAGATCTTCGTAACCGAGATCTGCTTAGGATTGATTGCCATCGTTAGTTACCTCCTTATCAAGCGTTAAAGGAGTAAGCGATGGTCGAGAAATCAGCGTTCAGAAGTTCGAAACCTGCGTACAGGCTCCAAATCATCATGATAAAACGGCTGAAATCATCGTTGTTGTTCAACAACACCTGAGCGTTATTGCCGCCGATACCGACGCCAACGCTCTGGGGGCCAAAGAACATACCAATCGCAGCTTCATAAGAAGCAGAGGTGCCGCCGATGCTCGCAGTCTGAGACTGGGAGGGCATGTTGGTTGACTCGAAGAAACGGACGCCTTCGAACACAAACCCGGTCGGCATTATGGGTTCACCGGCCACGAAGGTGGCTTGCCCAAAGCCCTGACCCATGTAGATGGCAGCGTTGGGCTGCATCGAGGACATCAGGGGGTTAATCTGACCGTTGCCAGGGTAACGAGCCACTTCACGGAAGTCGCTGTTCTGGCGCAGGTGCATCAGGAAGGTAGGATCGCAAACGCAGCGATAGAAACCATCTTGATACGTCGGGACGTTACGCTTACGCATGGATTTAACCACGCGGAGCAGGTCGTCCTTAACGTCGAACTTAGCTTGTTCGGCGTTTGCGTAGGTGAGGCTACCAACCGCGAGATCGCCGGGGTAGTAGTAACCACCTTGGGAGTCAGAAGACTGACCCTTAGAAACTGCTTTAAGGAGTTCGTTGATGAACACCCGGTCGCGCCAACGACGATAGTCGTCGAGCAGAGTCAGCGAACCGATTGACTGGTGGAACGCAGTCAGGTTGCCGGTGTCCAGCAGAAGACGCTGCGCGGTGATCAGAGTCTCGCGAGCAATCTTGAAAGTGCTGGGCTGAGTGGGATCACTCGGATCCGCAGGACCAGTGTACTCGCGGAGGGTCACGAGCACTTTGTCCTTCACAATGTTCCGGCTGTTGGCAGTACCAATGGTCTGCTCAGCAGTGCGCTCCCGAGACTCTTTAGAGCCAGGATTGCCCCAGAAACGATAACGGTCAAGCTGTACAGTCTGGCCGGGTTGCTTACTAAAGTCGTGAACAACCACGGGCTCAGCCGCCATTTCTACCACGTAGGCAGGATGGGGACGGTATAACTCCGCACCGAGCAGCTTCGGAAAATCATTGTCGACGAACAAAGCGCCAACCTCCGAAGAACTACATATGTACTTTAACCAAAATTATATGCACACAAACTACAGTTGTCGCATTCTTAGCGGTTATTTAAAACGGCTTACACAGTTTTCTGATTACTGGAATTGACTGTAGGGCTGTAAGTTCGGAGCATAACCCGAACACCCTCAGGAGCCTGATGATAAATAGACGAGTAATTAGAGACGTAAGTACCGGCCTTACCTCTATAAATAAATCGAAGCGCCGAAGACATTAGGCCCGGAGCTGTGCTGCGGACAGTTTCCGTAAAAGTTCGACAGTAAACAGGTGGGTTGTACTGCCACGAGGCACGAGAGCCTGATGTGTCGTTAGTGGGATTAGTCAGAATCCCGCCTTCGAACCTGCCGTGCGTGACACCCCCTCCGGTATAACCCTCAGCTGCCGTATTGTCGTCAGGAGTGTTGTATGGCGTGTATGCCTGACTAGAAGGAGCTAAACCGTTGAAATACGTAGATTGTCCAACTGTCCGCAGGCCAAACTGGGGCCCATACGACGTGGAAACCTTTACACCAGCAATAGTCGATATCCCTAGAGGTCTATAACCCTCATAACTACTCAGAGCACCGCTGGGGGCGTAATCAACATCTTGATAATTCGTCCAATAACCCGAAACAGCGGGCGGAACGGCTCGCCACGCTGTGGTGTTATACCAAAGTCCACTATTAGGGGCTCCGGGAGTAACAATCCCCGTGTCGGCGCCTAAATTTTGGATTCCAGAGCTTACAACTACGTAACTTTCGTAGTTTGGGCCGCTTTGGATGCGATGAGAGCCCTGATCGTACCGCCAGTTGCTTAAAGGTGCGTACATTTAAGCTACCGGCAGCTATTTATAGTATAAAGCGCCGAAATTCAACCTTCAGTAGCTACTTCAGGCGACAAAACTTCGTCAGCAGGCGTAATTTTCTGATTTAAAGCCTGCATATCTGCACTAATGTTCTGCATGTCTTGCACATACAGCTGTTTTAGCGCATCAATCTCCTGTTTAAGAGCTTCAATAGTCGCAGATGCGTCCGAAGAGCCCTTAGACCGTCGATTTAAATTAGCCACGCTTGGTCGTCTCCTTATTTTTCTTGAATTTTACGGCTTTAGCTTTAGCAGCAGCACGTTTTTCGTCAGACTTAACCTTTTCAGGCAGATCCTTTTTAGTTTCGCGCTCATATTCTGCGACTTTTCCTTTAGAAATTTCGCCGCGCTCAGCCATGGCGTAAAACTTACGACGCTGGCTTTCGGATTTAAAAGGTGCCAAGGGTTTTAATAACTCCTATACGTAATTTAGCAATAAAAAACCCCGCCAGTCACGGCAGGGTTCGAGGTCTCCGTCCGAATAAAGCCTAGCTCAGGCGTTATCGAGGAACAACAGTTTGCTGCGCAGAGCATCGGGGCTCATTTGGGCCAGATAGCGCCAAGCGTTCTCGGGGCTCTGATCCATGGTTTGGGTGAAACCATTCCACTGAGACTCAGGATCCGCACCGCGAGTACCGGCCGTGGCCGAAGCGGGGACAGCCGGGAACTGATCGTAACGGGGTTCGTAGTTGACACCGTTGTTGGCGTCATACTGACCATCTTCGTCCACGGGGTAGACCTCAGTGAAGAAGCGGTTGGTGTAATCAGCCAGCTGATCAGGATCAGTCAGGATGTGCTCCATAGCACCCGCACGCATGGCGAGAGCTTCCAGAGTCTCATTCTGAGAGATCAGGGTGTCTTCGAGAGTAACGGAGTACTCGTTCAGAATCGCGGGAGCTTCGATACCGAAGTGGTTAACTACGGCGGCGGTTGCCTCGCTTAGTTGAGCGGGTTGCGCTTCCGTAGAAGTCGGATAGGAAGTCGGGGTTGTAGATCCGTTGCTGAACGAGGTCTGCGGATCCGTAGGGGCTTGGTACTGCCAGGGCTGGGCCTGTGAAACCTGACTGTACTGTTGAGTATCCTGCGGCACCATCTGGTACTGCGGATACTGTTGTGCCTGGCTGGGGGACGGGGAGATTCGAGACATCACCCGCTCCAGGCTGCCCATCGCCGCTTCCCAGGGATTGGACGGGGAGGAGGCTGACGGAGACTGGCTGTACTGGCTGTTGGTAGAAGGGACCGAAGCCTGTGTTGCCTGCGACGGCACTTGGGGCATAACTGCCGAAGGTGCCGCCTGGGTATTGGCTACCCACTGCGGGTAGGCTGTGGAGCCCATGTCCGCCGAGGGCGCTGCCTGAGGGGCCGCTACCGCCGGGGAGACCGGGCTCGGGATCGAAGCTGGGATCTGCTGGCTCATAGCTGCCCGAGTAAGTCAGTTCTTGCGCAAGGTGATCGAACGTCCTGTATAACAGGCCCGTTAGGTTTAGCCGGGGATCAGCCGCAAGCGGTTGATTCGGCGCAAGTGGATGTGGCGTCTGCAACATCTGACTTAATAATACTAAAAATTGCTGCATTGCGCCTTGTGTTTGCTGAATCATTCGGAAAGGGAAGCCTTTCAGCATCTCCCCACGCTCAGAATCAGTCTTGTCCGGGAACAAGTACTTCAGCGCTTCTACAGAATCAACGCCTAATTCCTGCAGGTTGCGAACAACAATAGATTTCTGGTTGATGTCGTACGCAGTGTCCTCGTAAACATCACCTTGGAATCGATACGTTACCTGCCTATCTCCGTCAGGAGGAAGCCCGTAAACGCCTGCGGGAACATCGTTGTTGTCGAGGGCAGCTTTAATTGCCGTATCAACTTTGACCTCGAATTTAGCGAGAGCAATTTGATACTTTTCTTGATTTTCGGGGGTATCTTCCTTAGGAGGATTAGGTTCCTTTAGGCCCGAAACGGCAATAAAGCTCTCGCGGAAAACTTGCTCTTGATGATACAAAATCATCTCTAGAAGTTTACAGAACCCGTAAGTTAAGAAACTTTTGTTTTTCCGAAGGGCCGTGGCCTGGGCCCTACCCATCAGACCTTTAATCTCTGTGGCCGTCGCACCAGCGGAAATCGAGATCTCATCAACACCGCCCAGAGCTGTGCGAATTTCTTCCCGCAGCAACAAAGCGTAACGATTCATGTCCCCGTTTACGGGGTCAGGCGTCATATAGCCCACGCGGTCGTTGGGCTCGACGTTCGCGATGATGCGCGGAACTTTCAGACCGCCAATTCCGGAACTAGCTCCAAACGGTTCAGATACACGCGTGGAGGGAGTATCCCGACCAGCAAATCCACTCTGGCTGCTGATCGTCGGACGGAAAGTACGATCTGAATCAGAAGCTTCGACCAGATCACTACGGGGACGCGAACTGATCAGCGTGGGATTACCGAAGAACTCAATGTTCTTGGCAATATTCCGCATCATTTGATCATGAAGCACGATCTGCTCCATGAACGGCTCGAACTCGCCCTCGCCTTCCGTACCGCTGCTGTTGGGCTTGTTTAAAACTTCAACAGCTGGGATAAACCCAAGGTTGTTAGGGCGACTGTTGCGGGGAGTGAGGATAGCGCCAGGTTCGAGTTCAAAGCTGAGTTCGGTATTGGCTTCGAATTCGTTGATATGGTCGTTCGTAATTGAGATACGAACAAACCTTTCGTTCATTCCGTAGCTATCGGACGGAAGCCCGAGGTTGGAGTTCCGTACTTTATAGCTATAGATGATTACAACTTCATCTATATTACCGTTAATGTCATGGTATACCCTATATTGATCTTTAGAGAAGAAATAAATTTGATATTTCAGCTTTGGATCCGGTCGGAAATAGAAAAGCCCACACCCGTCTAACAGGAAATTACGGATAATTGCGGGAAATCGAATATCTAGTTTATTTAAATCTAGTAAGTCTTGTATGAATTTTGTACGTGCTCTGTATGTGTCTTGTTCGCAATAGAAAAACAGACCTTTCTTGATCATAAGCAGCACCATCTGCTGCAAATGACCTAAAACCACCATGGTGGCGGATTGACGCGAACGATCTTGCGTCCGAGAAGCTTCGAGAATCTCGTTAAACCTCTGTCGAACGCCGAGCGTATCCGCCATGTCTAATAATTACTCGTGTGAAGATTAAAACAGAACACTAGCAGCGACTCAGGCTCCAGTTTGAGCGGCAGCCTTTTGCTTTTGACGCTTGGTTTTCAGCTGAAATTTTAAAGCCTTCTCTTTAGCTTGAACAGCTTTGAGTTTATCCTTAATAGTCTTAGGCTTTTTCTCCGCAGCAGTAGGTGCGCTTGGGGTTTGCGTCGTTGTAGCGGTAGTTGAGGTTGCGGGAGTAGTGGTTGCAGGTGTCGAAGCAGTTGTTTCAGTAGTTGTCGAAGCTTGAGCGGGCGTTGTTTGATTCGCAGCGAATAAACTCTTAGGTAAAACAATAGGGTTGTAAGTAGTACGAGCCGGAGTGGAAGAAAAACCCTCCATAGGCGTGTTACGCGTAGTCCCTGGGGTAGTGGTGGTGCTATACCCCGCATAAACCGTACCTTTGTTCATCTGCAAATTTTGCAGAGGAGCTAGCTTTTCTAAAGCACGTGTTGTGCCTTTATCGACACCAGGCTGCCCTAAAGTCACACCGAAGAAAGAGCGAGTATCGCCCAAATTCGGCCCCATAAGACCGCGATTAAACCTATTTACTAAGCCAGAACCTAAAGCCACCCCTTTATCTTGGGCCTTAGCCATCACCTGAGCGACGGATTTGCCGGTAGACCGTGAAATTTTAGAAGCTTCTTTTCTCGTGAGACTTTCTCCCGCACTTTGGATAGCTTGACCTAGCAAAGCTTTAGCTTGGGATGTCACGGCAACAGATACTGCTTCACTCTCTCAAGTTTAAACAATTTTTCCGGCAAAAGATCATGCGGATAAGGAACTAAAACGTGATCCCCACGGCCGAGAGGATCCGTACCGCCTGCCGAAGCTTTATACGAGTCTAAATAAGCCAACATTTCAGGGCTATCAGCAGGCGCTACCGCATTAGGAATAACATCGTAACAATGAGAGAAAGAAGTAACCTTGCGCTTCATTCGTTCAGCATCGCCCATCCAGCTGAAATGCCAACCCGCATCGCAATTGCCTACAACAATGTCGTTCGGATTTGAGCGAATCTGCGATGGAGTTTGATTCAGATGCTCGTGAAGAACAACCGTGCCGCACGTCCAATTCGTGGGAGCTTCGGAAGGATCCCCTTCTGGATTCAGCACTCGAAGATCGGCTCGCCCATAGAACATCGGCATCGACAGGCGAACACAGCGACTGGTATCTGCTTTAGCTAGTTCAACCGCCTCTAATAAAGCTTCAGGTTTAGGAATCTCATCTACATCGCTAAAAAAGAACACCGAATCAGGCGGGGTCATCCGCATCCCGACGCCCAAAGCATCACGTTGCGCGAATTCCCGTGCCCACGGATTGGGAATATCTTCAGGCGTGGGCAGCTCGACGTGCAGAACTTGAATCTTGTCCTCAGGCAGGCCAAGTTCCCGAATGGTATCTACGCAGGTAAAAGGCTTCGGATCACCCTTAAACGTACGGTTGCCATCAGTGATGATAAAACCATCTACAACATCTTTAAGCATCTCGATGCGGAGTTCGAGAAGCTCTTTTTCGTCAAAATACAGAAAACAATCGAAAAGCACGGCAGGTCTTAAGCTGCCAGCATATTAGCGCTTAACGGCGTAATTGATGCCTCCACCGGCGCGATACGCAGGTTCGCCATTAGTGGGGCGCCGCTTCGCCTGAGCTTTAGAAATCAAATCTTCTTTAACGTCTGTTACGTAGTCATCGATGTCTGCTTGCTCCCCGCCAGGTGCGTTAACCGAAGGAGGAACAGCACCGATAGTCAAATTTGTGGAATAAGGATTGATGTCGGCATCATCCGAGGTTCGCTCAGTATCCCTCTCCTGTCTCACAGCAGCGGCATTCTGATCAGAATAAGACCGACCAAAAAAATCAGCTGCGCGAGAGTACGGATTCATTGCTAAGCCTTAGTCGCCCGCTTCTTAATATACTCGGAAGCACGACGCCTCGCTTCTTTAGCTTTTTCAGTATTTGGCACACGCGTATTCACAGGTTTATCCCCCTGCGTGGCGCGTTTCTTAGCCTCGTCGGTAGCCCGTCTCTCCGATGGTGATAATTCCGCCCACGCTCGACGCGGCAGGTAGCGTTCAGTCCGACCTTTTTCGCGAGCCAGGTCCGCCATCAAATGTATTGCGACATTTTATTAACAGGAGCAACTGTGCCTTGAGATAGTTGAGCGGCTTTTAACAGTTCATCTTTGAGTGGTTCGATAATGCGGCTCAACAAAGCCAATCGTCGATTGTCGCTACCGGTAATATCCGAAAAAAGTTCAGCAGAAGTTACGTCAGATAAGGAATCGTCACGAAAACCTCGGCGTTCTCCTGTCAGAGCTGTGACAAGATCTTTAGTCGAATAAGAGGAAGTCATCAATCCGAGCCTTTTTCGTATTCTTCGCGAGTTTGCCAGTCTTCTTTAGACCAGCGACTCAGCCGATTTTCGGACGATTTTTTGCCGGCATACCGACCGCCCGCATCTTTATAGTACTTAGTCGCAAGCTGCATTGCGCGAGCACTATGTCCGCCAAGTTTTGCGCGAGCTTTTGCTTTAGCTGCAGCCCACTTGGCGGGATCCTTTTTCTTAGCGATGTCGGCCATCAGTACAGAAGCACAATGTCGGTCACGGTCGTCTGAGCACCACTAATGGTGACAACAGAGATCGGAAGTAAATCGTTGGGGGTAACTCTTTTTAAAGTAACTGGAACACCCAAACCATCTGCAAACACCACCTGCAAATCGTGGTTAGCTGTGCCGTCATTTATGTAAACCGCTCGGCACGCAGGGAAGTTGTGAGAACGCCCGCTGACCGTAATGGCACATCCACTTGCGTAAGGCAGAGAAGCAGTTTGCGAGTAGTAACTGCCTAAAGCTCGAACGTCCATATTGAATCGAGTGCTTAAGATAGTTTAGATGATTTGATTGTTTCTTCTATCAAACGGTCTAAATACCACGCGCACTTTTGAAGATCTTGAACTCCGTTCTTATGTTCTGTGCGCCACAGATATTTGAAGCAGGCCCCCCGACAATACGCTTTAAAACCTTCAACGCCTAAAGCAGCTCGCAGAGCATCAATGCACTCAATATCCCCTTGCGTATAATGTGCAGGATGATGTACAGCTTCGTCTTCAGTTAGGATTGAACCAAAAAATCGTTCCATTGTGCGACTCAATGAACTTGCGCAGTCTATAGGCGTCAGCGCGAGAGATCGTCTGAAAATTTGTTTTTCCCGAAAGAAGATACCCGACTGTTACGTAAGCGGCGCCTCTCCCGACCACAACTACGTAAGTTTAAATATCTGAGAACAGTCTAACAACGGCTCTTGTTTATTTTCCAAATTTTTAGAGTATTTAGTATCGTCATGCAAAACTAAACCGCACGGCTGCAGCTGATAAGTGCCGTTCCGACGAATAACGGGAACACACCTCCGGTGTTCGTAGCCATCCGGAACAGACTCAAAAGATAACCCCATAGAACTTCTATCGGCAATCGGCCAATTACGAATACCTACTTTCAGGTAGCTGCGTCCCGGATCAAAACTTTCTGAGCGTATGTACTTCTCTCCATCTACTTGATCTAAGATCATCGCCCCGTAATAAGGGTTAGCAAGCTGCGCAAAAAAATTAACGTCGTGATCCACAACCAGAATTTTGGGGACCGTGTATCCCACATCGCTCCAGATTTTGGGAGTTTCCCGAACAAGCGAATACTGATAATGGTTATCAAACGGAACCTGTTTACCTAAGTAGTCCTCATACCGCACAAACCCAGGTTCCAACCCCAGTCGATTGAGTCGAGGTTTCCAGCGCACCCAATAAAGAAAATTCTCAACCGTGAGAACCATATCGTTCTCCTGGTAGATGTAAAAATCTGCTCTGCGGTTAAGAATTTCTAGAGCAAGGTCTGTTTTGTGCGCCCAAGTCAGATACCAATTTTGATAATCAGGGGAAGCGATTTTT